GCCATACTTTTCTAGTTTCCGCGCCATCGCGCACAGGGCAGCAAAGGCTACACCCTGGTTGTCCGATGCCAGTTGCCGGATAACGTCGCCAAGTTCGGAGCCGTGGTGTTCGTTTTCCCGGGTGGTGAGCTCGGACGGCAATGCCATGGCTCACCTCCAGCACCGCTCTTTGTGCGGGCACATCTTGCAGCGCCAATCTTCGGGATCATCAAAGCCCCGCGGCAGCAACTCGCCAGCGCGCGTCGCCTCGATGATGTTGACGGCGCGATCGGACCAGAGCTGCGCGCGCTCGGCGTTGAACGGCACGAGGAAGTGCAGCCACTCACACGTGTCAGCGTTGGTGACGGTGAAAAGCGCGGGATTGGTGACGTCGAGATACGCTTGATAGAGCGCGACTTGCGCAGCGTATTGCGGAAAGGTTTTCTCGAGCCCGTCGCGCTCGACCGCGCGCCAGTTCTTGGCGTTGACCGCCTTGTGCTCCCATACGAACGGGTAAATCACATAGGCGCCGGGCAGGTCCGGACCATGAATGATGATGCCGTCAGCGTGGCCGCGGAGCGCACCATTGACGGCGGTGAAGGCGAGCGCTTCAGGCGGCGCAAACTTGAAACCGGCAGTGATGAGACGCTGGCGCGAGCGCTGCTCGAAATAGTGCCCGCGGTCGAAGATTTCGCGCGTACGGGCCGCGAGTACGGGTTTACACCACCAGTCGTATTGGATACGGCGCGCGCACTCGTGCCCGATGATCGACGCGCCCAGATAGGGACGCGGCATCTCCGCCGCCGTTGCCGCGGCGCGCTCGATGGCGGCATTGACTGCTTCGTTGATCGGCTCGAGCGAGAGCGTGGCGCGATTGAAGTTGGGCATGGCACAGTACTCAAGGCTGTTCGGGCCCGGTGAATGCTTGTCGCAGCAGCTCCGCGTGCTCACGGTTGTTGCACCAGACGGCCGTCATCACTGCCCTGATTTTCTTTGTGCGCTGCTGCTTGACCTGTCCGATCAGGTACTCGGCGCCTTTCAGGGTAAGGAAGCCATGACCGAAGGGGCGATTTAGTTCGCCCTCGGCCTGCCACACGCCCATCACGAGCGGATGCGCGTCGAAGAGTTCTGTGAGCGCGGCGTGATCGAGCCCACGGTTCTCCTCAGCCATCTCGACGAGAAGCTTCTGCAACCCGGACACGCTGCCGAGAATCTCCACCGGCTCGGGACGCTGTGGCGCCGCCTTTGGGTAGGACGAATCCTTCGTGTCGGCTTCGGCCTTCGAGTCGAACTCGAGGATCATCGCCACCGTTGGCGCCGCGCCGCGCGGAAAAATCTCGCCGCGATACCAGGCGGTGACGATGTTCGCGATCTCCACTTGGGCTTGCACCGCAACCCTGCCGTCGGTCTTCATCGCGTAGAAGATGACGCCCTCGCGGGTCATCCAATAGCCGCTCTCGCCGTTGTCGAAGGTCGCGGGCGTGTACCAGTCCTTGGGTTCGGTCATGGCCTCGCTCCTCAAATTCCAATCTCGTCGTTGAACTCGTCGGGCGTCATCAGCGGGCCGCCTGCAGCGGCATTGGCCTGGCGCGCAATCGTTGCAGCGTTCGATTTACGAGAGACGCCCTTGTCGCCCCCATCGCGCGGCCGGGGTGGGGGGTGCAGCACTTGATGGCGCCGCGGCCTGAGCTCCGCTGCCTCCACCATTGAAGGGCGGAGGTTGCTCGACCGGGTGCCAGTCCTTCTTGTCGGGCGTGATCACACCCAGGAGGATGTTCTTGTCCGGCCAGTTCTCGCCGCTGTTGTCGTTCTTCGGCTTGCCCTTCTCGACGCCAATCTTGCCGATGAAGGTCAGGCCCTCGAGCTGCTTGTAGCTGAGGTTGCGAGCAGCGTACGCCTGCGGGCCCATATCGTCCGGCTTGAGCCCGAGCGCGGAGTCGATAATGGCCTTGATCATGCCCTGGTTCCAACCGACGGACTGCTTGTGCCCATCCGTCGTGCCGACCATGACCCAGTACTCCCAGAACTTGCGGCCCTTGTAGAGCCCGTCGATGACGGTGAACTCGCAGGCAAGCATTTCGCAGGTGCCGTCTTTGCTGCGCTTGAGCATGCCATCCTCACCGACGCCACCGGCGTTGATGTGTAGGATGCAGGTCGCGACCGTGGGGTGCGGGATCAGCTCAAAATCCCGCGGCGGCGGCGCATCGCTGTAGTTGAAGGGCATGGTGTGCCTCCTCTCAAGTTTGCGTGGGTTGCTCGGGTGAAACGGTGACGAACGGTTTACGCTGACCGGGACGGGTGAGCTTGTCGATCAGCGCACCGAGATTCGGCGGCTCCAATTGTTCGAGCCGGCCAGAACGGTCCTTGGCGGGATAGCCCCACGGATTGGGGTTCGTGCACACGAACGCGCGCACTGGTTTGCGATCGCCGAAGTCGATCCACTGCATGGTGATGATCTCGTCGACGATCGCCGGCAGCTCGCGCCCGGTTTTCGCGCCTTCGATTTGCGGCTGCCAGGTTGCGATGTTGAGCTCGTCAATGTTCCGCTCGAGCACCGCCACGAACACGACGGTCTTCTCGCGCGCGTGCTGTAACTGATTGAGCCAGCCCACCATGCTGCGGGCGTGCAATCCGTAGATTGAACGCAGATCCTTGCGGCCACGATCGGTGAAGGCTTCCGGTTGCTGCTCCGCCCAGGTGAAGCAAAGCCGGCCGGCGGTGGTCAGGCTGTCGACAAACAGGATCGGATAGTCTGCGAGCCGGGCAAGCTCGTGGTCCTCCATGACCTTGTTGTGGTGCGCCTCGCTATAGCTGGCGGTCGGTGGCAAGGCCGGATTGGGCCCACCGAGAGCGCAGGCGAGATCACGGCATTCGTCCCATGTGCGCGGGCGCACGCTCGCGATGGGGACGTCATCTACAGCAAGATGCCCAGCTTCGATATCGATGAACACCGCCGATGCGAGCATTTTGGCGGATAAGGTGCGCAGCAGCGACGTCTTACCGACGCCCGAGGAGCCGACGATTAAAATTTTAGGGCCGCTCTTTTCGGCGAGTCGCGCGTCTGCGGGGATGAATTTCATCATGATTGCGCCTCTTGTTCATCCCCGAGGTCGATGGCGCTGTAGGTTTCAATCACCGCGCCCGTATTCGCCTGCTCGAAGTGCGCCTCGGTAAAGGCCGGCGGCGTCTTTCCGGTGCGTGACTCATAGGCGAAGCGCGCCAGTTTCCCGCAGCTGGTCCAGGACAGCTTCACATGCTTGCCGCCATTGCGGACGATGGGCACGAAGCCATGCGCGGTCACGGCCTTGACTGCCTCGCGCACGAGCTCGTTGTTGGGGCGCTTCATTTGAAACTCCAAGCCTTCGCCGCGACAGGCGTGCTATCGCGGTGGCTAATTCCGGTTCTCTTGTCTGCTTCACGGAACCGTCAGCAGCGGCTCGGGGAAACAGACCCTTGGAGAGGGCCGCGACCGCCACGGCATTCGCGCGCGTGGCGACCGCGGTGGTCGATGCCAACTAGGCGGCGGCGCGTGCGCGCTCGATCCTAACGAGTAGGTCGTGCGTGCCGTTGATGCCGACCTGGCTGACGACGTCGACCAGCTTCTCCTCCGGGCTCATGGGCGGGGGCAGCGCCTTTGTCGTCGGCAACGCCAGCGGCACCGCGCCGGACTCGACGAGCGCGCGGTCGCACGGCCGCTTCACGGCCCAGCCCACGTAAGTCCTGTTGATGCGCCAGATCCCGGCGCACTGAACCATGGTGGGCTGCCAGAGCAGGGAGACGCCCCTGTACATGTCAGCTGCCTCATAGGCCTTCTCGACCGCGAAAGCTGGGCGTGGCTCGCGTACTGGCCGGTAACCAGTCGCGAGACCGAGTTGAACAACTCAGGGGCAACGCTATATTTACCGTTCCCGTTCTTCATGGGAAACCTCATAAGGCCCTGGACTGGAGGGACTGACGGTGAACTCGTCAGTCCTTCCCTCCGCCGCCGCCAGGCCTGGTGGCGCGCGACGGTTTCGGGCGGAATACCCGAAGCTCAAAATCTCTTAGGCAGCGCGACGAGACTTTTTCGTCTCGACGCAGCGGTTGGCCTTTGCGTGTTTCCGGACGATGGTGACTGTGTCGATATGCGCACCGGCCAGCACGAAATTCAGCTGGCGCAAGGCGGCGACCGCCTCCTTCTCGTTGGATGCGGCGACCGCGGGCGTGGTCTTTGGGTCGCTAGCGATCATGACCAGTGACAGGGCGCGGCGGAGCACCTCGCTTCCCCGGAGAAACGGCTCGTCGGTTTCGTCGGATTTGCGTGGCAGATGGGCGACGCGCGCCATCAACAGGGGTATCCAGCTCGCAGGCATGCGCTTCAGGAACCAGGCGAAGCCACGCTTCTCCAGCGCCGCCTTGATCGCTTCGGCGGGCACGGCGTCGAAGACCGCGAGCACCTTCGCGACGTCGTCCTGCGGGCCGCCACTGCCGGCGTCGGTCCTGCCAGAAGTCTTCGCACCAGCGATGCGCTTCTTCCCGATCAACCGCACGGCTGCGCGCAACGAGAGGTGGGGGCTGTCCTTCCGCGCGGCCTCAATCTTCTCCCGGTTTAGGAAGAGCTTCAGGTATAGAAACATGGTCGAGAAGGCGAAGCCGTTCTCTTCCAACCAGCGCCTCAAGTTAGGGACGCGACCCCTCACCTTGAGCACGCGTTCGCCCGCGACGTAGGCGGAGTCTAACGCGTTAGACTCCGCGGCCCGGACAGCCCGATCAGCCTCGCGGATTTGGGCGGCGAGCTCGTCGAGGGTGACGACGCAATGCTGCTCCTGTCCGGAATTGTCGTTGCGATTTTCCAGATCGGCCGTATATAGGGCTTGCATTTGCGGACCTTCCGAGGCTTTGACGGGTTTCGGGATTGACGCAGACACGCAGACAAGTGCCCCCGGCGCAGCAGCCGCTGCCCCGGGGGCTTCATTTATTTAAGCGGCATTCGCCTCGAGCTTGAGCATTGCGCGTAACGGCGCGGTCGGCACGCGAATGCGATTCCCAATACGAAGGGAGGGGATTTGTCCTTCTTTGACCCCGGCGTAGGCGCTACCGCGACTCAACCCGAGCAGCAGGGCCGCGTCGTCGACGCTTACGGTCGTGTCCTCCATCAGCGCCTTCACCGGCAGTGCCTTGATAGACAACGCCGGTGCCGACGCCGCCGCCTTCGCCGGCGCCGGCGCCTTCCTCTTCTTGCCCATAGCGGGCTCCCTTTCTGTGTCTGATGGCCGGACATTGTAGGCACCCGTATCGGGGGTCAAGAATTGTTTGCCATACGGTTTGACACAGTGGCGTAAGCGGTGATACGGGTTGCCACGACACCAACCTGTCTCTCTGGACGCGAGGAGGTCGCTATGGATGCCGAGCAAGCCGAGCAAGAGGTCGCCGTGAAGCGAAGGGTCGGACGCCCCCCGGGGCGGAAGACACCGCACCGACCGACACTCACCACTTCCGCTCGAGTGTCGGCAGAGATTTACGAAAGGTTCGTCAAGGCGGCGCAAGCCAGCGGTCGCACGCTGAGTGCGGAAGTAATCCAGCGCGCTTCCGAAGGCCTTGAGTGGGAAAAGACGCGCCAGGACGCACAAGCGATGTTGGCCAAGGCGGGCCAGGATGCGCGGGCGATCGTAGCCAACGCCGAGTTCGTCACAGAAAAAACCTCAAAGACGGAGCTGGTGAAGGAGCTCCAGCGCCGCGGCTACCGCTACGTCCGGGGCGTAAACGGCGCCGCCTGGTTCGATCCGGGCGTCGACTCCATCACCTGGATCGCCGACCCCGCACTGCTGGACGACCTCCTGGACCGTGCCGTCGCCCGCACGCTCGAGACCATCGGCGCCCGCGCGCTTGCTAAACCCCAGACCAAGCCCCGGAGGAAATCGTGAGAGGACACATCCGCAAGCGCGGCAGCAATTCTTATGAGCTTAAGTACGACGCTGGCCGGGAGGGCGGTCGGCGCCGGACTCGCTACAAGAACGTCAAGGGCAGCCGCCGCGAGGCGCAGACCGAGCTCAATCGCTTGCTGGCACAGGTCGCCGACGGCGGCCACGTCGATCCCCACAGGCTCAGCGTCGGGGCGTACTTGTGCGAGCGGGTAGCGCATTGGCGCGCCATGAACACGATCTCGCCCAAGACCGAGCAGGGCTACAACGAGCTGCTCAAGAACCAGATCTTGCCCCACCTCGGCACCGTGCCGTTGCAGAAGCTGACCGCGCGCGACATCGAGAACTGGCACGCCACGCTCTTGAGCCGAGGTCGCAAGGGCCCCAGCGGTCGCCCAGGCCAAGGTGGCGTTTCCCCTCGCACCGTCGCGCATGCGCATCGAGTCCTCAACAAGGCGTTACGTGAAGCCGTCCGGCACGAGCTCGTGCTGCGGAACGTCTGCACCGCCCAGCGCGCGCCCAAGGTCGTGCCGGTCGAGATGCACATCCTCTCCCTCGCGCAGGTCAAAGAATTCCCCACCGCGCTCGACGGCCACGAGCTCGCGGCTCCGGCGGTGACCGCGTTGTTCTGCGGCCTAAGGCGCGGCGAGATCTTAGCGCTGCGCTGGGGCAACATCGACTTCATGGCCAAGCTGCTCAAGGTGCGCGAGAGCCTGGAGCAAACCAGGGCCGGGCTACGGTTCAAGCAGCCCAAGAGCAGAGCCGGCGTCCGCGATGTCGCGCTCCCCGACATCGTTATTAAAGTCCTGCATGGACAGCGCCAACGCCTACTCGAACGCCGGCTCCTGCTCGGCCAAGGTAAGCTCGGTGACAGTGATCTGGTGTTCCCAGCCTGGGACGGCTCCCCGCAGGGGCCCGAGGCGTTCAGCGCGGCCTGGGCCCGGTTCGCCCAGGAGCGCGGGCTCGGAGTGACGTTCCATGAACTGCGCCACACGCACGCGTCGCAGCTGATCGACGCCGGCGTTCCTCTCCCCGAGATCGCGCACCGGCTCGGACATTCCAGTCCGGCGATCACGCTCTCCACCTATGCACACTTGTTCAAGAAGGACGACAGCAAGGCCGCGAAGGCGATCAACGACGCGCTGGGAGGAAACCATGGAGTATAAACTCGATGACGCGCTCTCCGAGCTTGGGTTTACCCTGCGCGGTGATGGCTCGTTCAAATCGGGTTGTGAGATCGTATTTAACCTGACTCAAGGCGAAGACGAGGCGGGAAATCCAAACGAGGAAATCTTCTACCGGGTCGAAGTTTGCACTTCCAAGGGAACGCTCTTCTTCATAGTGCACGAAGCCGATTTCATAGTCGGAAAGGGTGGCCCCCTGGGCGGAGAAGCAGACCATGGCCCTACCCTCGCCTAATGTTTGTGAACTCATACGCGCGCACTTCATTTTGCTTGGCTCGCCCAGTTGGAAAGAGGAAGAGCGCGATCGCCTGCTCAAACTCCTGGCCGAACATGGTTTGAAATGGGGCGACCTGCCCGAGGTATTGCTCGCCACCGCGAACCTCGGCGCCACGACACCGCCCGGCCTATTGCTGCGCCATCACTTCGGCTGGGGCGATATGCCAAAGGTCTTTGCCGATGCGAGCGCCCCGCAATCGCCAAAGAAGCTGCAACCTTTCCGACGGCTGGCTCAGTGCTTTGGCTTGTTTGGTCAGGAAAACGCCAACGCGGCCGCGAACACACGAAAACAGCTGGACGCGTTCCTGGCCAGGCACGGGCTGACATGGGCCGATTTAACAGCGATCCTCGCTGCCAGCGCTACGCCGCCGCCGTCCGATCCGCGTGTTGGTGCGCCTCATCCGTACAGCAAACCAGAGTATACCCCAGCCGGTTTGGTGGAGGGCCTCGTCGGATCATACGTGACGATGAGCGAGCCCGTCTCTGTCATCAGCTCGCTGTGGACTTGTTTCACGCACGTCTACACGCGGTTCGCCATAGCACCGCGACTGGCAGTAGTCAGCGAAGAGCCGCAGAGCGGAAAGTCCACACTCGGAAAGGCGACCAAGCGCCTCGTTTACCGACCAAACAGGACGGTCCTGAGCACCGGCGCGGCGATTCAAAGATTTCTTGGTCTCGGTCACGGCACCGTAATGACCGACGAGATGGACCACCTAGAGGCGGAGGCTAGGCGAGCACTGCAAAGAATTTGGAACCTCGGATATGACCGCGAGGCGTCGGAAATCTCGTTGGTGATCGGAGGAAAGGAGGCGTTCTTCAACCTTTACGCTCCAATGTTCTCTGCCGGCATTCGCGGTTTCTTGGCGGGCATGACAACCTTCCTAGCGCCTACCCAACAAAGCAGATCGTTCGCGCTTGAAATGGAACGGTTCACCGAACAGACGAAGCCGAAGTACGAGTACAATGTAGAGCTAAGTCCGGAAAATCCGGAGTCAGAAAAGCTCATTCGGGTGTTCGATCAGGTGTATTCGTTCCTCTGCGGCTGGGCCGCGAATGTGAAGCTCAATCCCAAGCCGTCGATCCCGCCGGAACTGATTGCCCGATACGGCGACAACGCACGCGGCCTGGTCTCGATTGCTGACAGCTGCAACCCGGAATGGGGGCACCGCATCCGTGATGCGTTGATGTTCTTTTTCGAGAAAGAAAAGCAGGAGCGTCCGCAGGTCACCATCGTTCGACACGGGATTGCGATCTTCGATGCGTTTGGCCTGCCGCAAAGATCGGATGTGATCCCGACTGTGGAATTCGACAAACAGCTAAAGCGGCTGGACCTGCCCGACGCGCGATGGACACGATATCGCGGTCCTAGCGGTCTCGAATACGCGCATCCAATCACGATAGCCGAACGGGCCGCGCTTCTGCGCAAAGCCAAGCCGCCCGTCGTATCGAAGACATGCTGGCCGCCGGGACCGCGAACTCCCGGAGGAAGCTTCAATGGATACGTACCCGGTCAATTCGAAGATGCTCTGCAGGGATACGAACAAGAAGGCCGCGTCAAACCTGAGCGCGGTCACCTGCGACTGATCACTCCCACCTCCGATGGGTGAGGCGTGTGACCGGTGTGACGGCCATTCCCGCCCCACCCCCTTCCCGATCGGGCGGTCACACTCGTCACAGCTGCCACACCGCGCCGAAATTTTTGCCACCCGAATTGCCACCCAACTGGGCGACACGGGGTGTTATCCGACGCGACGGACCACTGCCGTCGCAACGCGGAAGTGCCGATAAAATCGAACCAAGCGCGACGCGATGATACGCGACGGCATGGGTCCACCCCATCA